CTTGATAAAGGTTTCGTGCAGATTAAACTTTATCCATTCCAAAAACAAGCAATCACTGATATTAATGACAATCGTCGTGTGATTGTAAAGGCTGGTCGTCAGGTGGGTAAGACCACAATGGTTGTTGGATATATTCTGTGGTATATTCTGTTTAATGAAGATAAGTTTGTTGCCATTCTCGCCAACAAAGCTCCCACAGCTCGCGAAATTTTAAATCGTATTAAAATCGCATATGAATCCTTGCCTTTGTGGCTACAGCAAGGCGTTAAAACTTGGAACAAAGGTGACATTGAATTAGAAAACAACTGTCGCGTTATGGCTACTTCTACTGCTTCTAGTGCCATCCGTGGTTACTCTATCTCGCTGCTATATCTTGACGAGTTCGCGTTCGTTCCTAGCAATATTGCCGAAGAGTTCTTCACCTCTGTATACCCAACAATTTCTTCTGGTACACAGTCAAAGATTCTAATTTCTTCTACACCTAACGGTATGAATCACTATTATCGTATGTGGACGGAGGCGGTCGGAGGGCAAAACGGATTCAAGCACATCGAAGCCAATTGGCGCCAAGTTCCTGGTCGTGATCAGGCTTGGGCTGATGACCAAAGGCGTATTCTTGGTGATGAAAAGTTTTCACAGGAAATGGAATGCGAGTTCATGGGTTCCGCTGGTACGCTTCTATCAGCGGCGGCACTGAAATCTCTTGCGTTTGTCAAACCAATCCACCTTTCTGAAAATGGGATTAAGATCTATGAGCAACCAAAACAAGGGCATAATTATGTCATTGTTGCCGATACATCAAGAGGCAAAGGTCTAGACTATTCAGCTTGCGTTGTAATCGATTGTTCTATTCCATATAAACTCGTAGCCACATACAGAGATAACAATATTAGTCCATTGGTCTATCCATCAATCATAAAAAAACTCGGCGACTATTATAACCAAGCATATGCGTTGGTGGAGATTAATGATAATGGTCAACAGGTTGTCGATACGCTATTTGACGATTATGAGTATGAAAACATCCTTTCTACGGTGGAAGTAAAAAATAAAATTGCACTTACTTGGGGTTATGGCAACAAATCAAATCGCGGAATCCGTACAACTAAATCGGTTAAAAGGCTTGGATGCTCTATTCTTAAAAATTTAATTGAACATCAAAAATTAATTATCGAGGATTTTGATACAATAGCAGAACTCTCTACTTTTATATCTAAAGGAACCAGTTTTGAAGCCGAAGAAGGCAGTCACGATGACCTAGTTATGTGCCTAGTTCTATTCTCATGGACCACAAATCAGACATTTTTCGCCGATCTAACGAATACGAATCTTAAAGAAAAACTGTATCATGAACAAATGAAGCAGATTGAGGAAGATTCGCTGCCAATGCCTCTGGCTGGACATGTTGATGTGGATGGGCAAGACTTTGATTTTGTATCGGATGGTGCTGTTTGGAAGGTTGTAAATCGTTAAAACAACCAATTTACTAAATAAACCGTAGAATTTCTATTTCTCCCAGACAGGAGTAAAACCATGGCATTTTTAGTTTCTCCAGGAGTTAACACTTCTGAAATTGATCTTACAACTTCCGTACCAGCGGTTGGAACATCAACTGGCGCAACGGTAGGCGTATTCCGCTGGGGTCCAGCAAATACAATTATTCAGGTTTCAAGCGAATCAGATCTAGTTCAAAAGTTCTCAGAACCAGATTCAAATACTGCAGGATCTTTCTTACCTGCAGCAAACTTCCTCGCTTACGGTAACGATCTTCGCATCGTTCGTGTAATTAATCCAACGGCTGGTGCAAACGCATCTAACAATGCTGTTTCTAACACAAGCCACTATATTACCATCGCTAATGACGAAGATTACTTCAATAACCAGTACTCTGCAGCAAACACTCTTGTACAGTGGGCAGCAAGATATCCTGGCGCGCTTGGTAATTCGCTTCGCGTTTCTGTCTGCGCTGATGGTTCAACATTCTCTGGTTGGGCATATGCATCATTCTTTGATGCTGCACCAAATACATCAAACTATGCTGCTGCAACAACTGGAAACAACAACCTCAAGGACGAACTCCATGTTGTTGTGGTTGACGAAGATGGTGTCCTAACAGGAACAGCAAATACAGTCCTAGAGCGTTGGGCGAATCTATCAAAAGCAAGCGATGCTCGTGGTGATGATGGCGCGTCAATCTACTACAAAGAAGTTCTATTCCGTAACTCACAGTGGATTCACTGGCTAGGACATGCTGCTGGTTCAAATGCTACAAATGCATGGGGTCAGACAGTTGCAACAGTAAATGCTTCTGGTGACAAGTTCCACCAGCCAGCAGTTTCAACAGTATCACTATCAAATGGTGCCGACGGTTCAGTAACTCAGTCTAACCTAACAAATGCAATTAATCTATTCAACAATGCTGAAAAGGTTGATGTGTCGTTAATGTTTACTGGAGACTGTGGTATTGGCGCTAACGCTGCAATCGATGCCGCAACAGTTGCAAATCAGTATCTAACGGTTGCTGCTGCTCGTAAGGACTGCGTAGCATTCGTCTCACCTGCTCAAGCAAATGTGGTAGGCTCACAAGCCTCTGCATCCGCTGTTGTAAATTATCGCAATTTATTGACCTCAACATCTTATGGTGTGATGGACTCAGGTTGGAAGTATCAGTACGACAAGTACAACGATGTTTACCGTTGGGTTCCACTTAATGCTGATATTGCTGGTCTCTGCGTTCGTACAGACCTACAACGCGACCCATGGTTCTCACCTGCTGGTCTAAATCGTGGTCAGATTCGTAATCTAGTCAAACTAGGATTGAATCCAACGCAATCAGAGCGCGATACGCTATACAAGGCTGGTGTAAACCCAGTTGTATCTTTCCCTGGAGAGGGCACAGTTCTCTTTGGTGATAAGACCCTACAGGGTCGTCCAAGTGCTTTTGACCGCATCAATGTTCGCCGTCTGTTCATTGTCCTAGAAAAGGCAATTTCAACGGCAGCAAGATCAAGTCTCTTCGAGTTTAACGACGAGTTTACAAGAGCACAGTTTGTTGCTCTAGTAGAGCCATTCTTAAGAGATGTACAGGGTCGTCGTGGTATCTTTGACTTCCGTGTGGTTTGTGACGAAACAAACAATACGCCAGCAGTTATTGACCGCAATGAGTTTGTGGGTGATATCTACATCAAACCAGCAAGAAGCGTAAACTTTATCCAGTTGAACTTTGTCGCTGTTCGCAGCGGCGTAGCATTCGACGAGATCGTTGGACGCTTCTAATAAATAGAATAGAATAAAGTCAGGAGAATACAATGGCTTTTAATGTATCTGAATTTCGTTCTCAAATGCAGTTTGATGGTGCACGCGCTAATCTCTTTGAAGTTGAGATGAACTTTCCATCATTTGCTCAGCCAGGAAACGCAGCCAGAAAACTCCGTTTCGTGTGTAAAACTGCGCAGATCCCAGGATCTACAATCGGTGTGGTTCCAGTACAATACTTCGGTCGCGAAGTAAAGTTTGCTGGTAATCGCACTTTTGCAGACTGGACGGTAACAGTTCTAAACGATGAAGACTTCGTTGTTCGTAACGCATTCGAAAGATGGATGAATGGAGTTAACTCGCATCGTTTTAACACTCGCTCAGCTTCTGCTGCTACACCAACATCTTATGGAACTGATGCCTTTGTCAAGCACTACGGCAAGACTGGTAAGGTTATCAAAACTTATAAGTTTGTTGGCATGTTCCCTAATGACCTCGCGCCAATCGATCTCGACTGGGGCAACAATGATTCGATCGAAGAATACTCAGTGACTTTTGCATATCAATGGTGGGAAGCAGCAGCCGAAAGCGTTGTTTAATCACTTTGGTTACTTTTTTATCATGGAGTTAATTTATGGCAGGAATTAATCTATTCGGATTTCAAATAGTCCGTGCCCCTCAGGAAACTGAGCAATTACAACCAGCAGTCACTGCACCAACTACTGATGATGGTGCAGTGACTATTACTTCTGGTGGTTATTTCGGCACTTATCTAGATCTAGATTCTTCTTTTAAAAACGATAACGATCTTATTACTCGTTATCGCGAGATGGCTATGCAGCCAGAACTCGAGTCTGCTATCGACGATATTGTTAACGAAGCAATCGTTCATGATGAAAAAGGCAAGTCCGTCACAATTATTCTTGACGACCTAGACCAGCCAGAAAATATTAAGGATATGATTCGTAATGAGTTTGATGAAATCCTGCGTTTAATGGATTTCTCAAACAATGGTAACGACATTTTCCGTCGCTGGTATATCGATGGTAGATTATATTATCAAGTTTTGATTGATGAGAAACAACCAAAACTTGGTCTCCGCGAACTTGTATATCTTGATCCAAGAAAAATTAAAAAGATTCGGGTCCTAGATAAAAAGAAAGATCCGCGAACAGGAATTGAAGTTGTCACTGGTTCTCGCGAATTTTATGTTTATAACGACAAAGCAACACAAACAGGACAAACCTTCGTAGCATCACCAAGTGATGCTGGCGTAAAAATTGCAGCTGATGCAGTTGTTAATGTTAATTCTGGTTTGATGGATCCTCGTCGTCAGATGGTATTGTCTTATCTTCATAAAGCCATTAAACCGCTCAATCAATTACGCATGGTTGAAGATGCGATTGTTATCTATCGTATCTCTCGTGCACCAGAGCGCAGAGTGTTCTACATCGATGTCGGTAATATGCCGAAGGTTAAATCAGAACAATATCTACGCGATATTATGACAAAGTTTAGAAATAAAGTTGTTTACGATTCTTCAACTGGCGAAGTTAAAGACGATCGTAAGTTTATGTCAATGATGGAAGATTTTTGGATTCCGCGCCGTGGTGAAGGTAAGTCTACAGAAATTACCACATTACCTGCTGGAGAAAATCTTGGTGAACTTGCTGATGTTCGTTATTTCGAACAAAAATTATACAAATCATTGAATGTTCCAGTATCAAGACTAGAACCACAAACTGGATTTAGCCTTGGTCGTTCAACAGAAATTACACGCGATGAACTCAAGTTTATGAAGTTTATTGAACGACTCCGTTCAAAGTTTACATTAATATTTGATGAATTAATGGAGCGTCAACTTGCATTAAAGGGTATTTGTTCTGTTGATGAGTGGTTAGAATTAAAACAAAAAATTCACTACGATTTCTTAAAAGATAATAATTTTGCAGAACTAAAAAATGCTGAATTACTAACGACAAGATTACAGATTATGCAACAGATTGACCCTTATGTCGGTGTATATTTCTCCAAGGATTGGATTCGCAAGAAAGTATTGAATATGAATGAGGAAGAGATTGGAGAAATTTTGGCTCAGATAGAACAAGAGCAAGCAGAAGCACCAGAGATGCCAGAAGCAGTAGGAGGCGTTGCACCTACTGTCCCTGCTGCACCAGCTCCTGCTGCACCAACAGATATTAATAGTATGTTTAAATCACAATTGGCTAAATAATTGGAGTAACTATGAATACGGTAGAATTAATTAATTTGGCAATCGCTGGTGATAAAGATGCTTTAACGGCTGCATTTAATAGTGCCATGGCTGCTAAAGTATCAGACGCATTAGAAATTAAAAAAGTAGAAATTGCATCTAACCTATTAGGCACAGAAGAAACAGATGAAACTACAAACGCTACGGTCGAAGTTGACGGAACAGATGGATCAGAATCCGCTCCAGCAACAGAGGGACCAGCAGAAACAGACCAGAACTAACGCGCAGCGTATTGCTCAGTTAGTTCGTGCTGGCTTGATGAAAGCCAGTGAATTGCCTGCACTCAAGGTTGCAATGGCACGCCATGCAAAAGTCGGCGATGTTGCTAAACTACCAAGAAATCAGAGAGATGTGTTAAATCGTTATTATCAATCAACATCTGATGCTGCAATTGGTTCACAGCAATCTGTCACTGCAGTTCGCCGTAATATTCAAAACGGATATGAAGTTTCTCGCGACGACTATATTAGCGAGGCAACATTCAACGATCCTCCAATGATGTTGATTCTAAAGCGTCAGGGAATTCGTATTTTTCCAGACGGTAAGCGAGTTGCATTGTATAAAAACGAAAAACTAGGATTATCGTTTACGATTCCATATTCTTCAAATGGACCAGAGCAAGAACTTACTGGTGTATCAGAAGAACTTATGGAAAATATTGACCAAGTTGTTTCATATGCAACGCAAGAGCAACCAAATGCAACCGCAAAACATATGAAGTTTGCTGATGGATCAAAATTAAAAGTCAGTCACGGTGCAGCAAAAGCCATTCATATGGTATATGACGCATTAAACGACGAGAATAAAAAGAAATATGCTGATATGCTCACTCATCCAAAAGGATTCGAGAAGGCAGCGCATTTTGCATTAAGTAAGGTTAATTTTACATTAAACAAATGAGCAAAATTTTAAAAGCAATTAAAAATATTATTGTTGAAGCAATAAAAAAGAACCGTAATGTTGTTCGTATGGGACGCACAAAACTTATTCGTGCTCGCGTAAGAACCGTGAAAGGTAAAGTTACAGTACAACGCAGAAAGAAATTTTCTGCTGTAAAAGGATATACTATTCGCGGCGGTAAGGTTACGCGCATGACATCTGCTGAAAGATTAAAGCGTCGTATCTCGCAGCGTAAAGCAAAAATTAAGCGCAAAGCAAAAGCCGCTCGCGCATTAATAAAAAGAAAAAGATCAATGCGTCGTAGGCAGTCATTGGGGTTAAAATAGATGAAATTAATTACAGAAACAATTGAAGAAGTAAAACTCATCACCGAAGAAAAAAATGGTGTGAAGACGCTTTACATTCAAGGTCCATTTCTCGTCGCAGAAATGAAGAATCGTAACGGTCGTATGTATATGACTGAGACTCTCGCAAAAGAAGTCAAGAGATACAACGAAGAATATGTTTCTAAGAATCGCGCATTCGGTGAATTGGGTCATCCTGATTCTCCATCAATCAATTTAGACCGAGTATCACACTTGATCACCTCACTCAAGCAAGAAGGTAATCAGTGGATCGGTAAGGCAAAAATTCTTGAAACACCAATGGGTAAAATCGCCAAGTCCTTAATGGAAGGCGGTGCAACTCTTGGTGTGTCATCACGCGGCATGGGCTCACTTAAAGAAGTGAATGGTGTCAATGTGGTGCAAGACGACTATTATCTAGCCACAGCGGCAGATATCGTGGCGGATCCGTCCGCTCCAGGCGCTTTTGTTCAGGGCATTATGGAAGGCAAGGAATGGGTATGGGATAACGGAAAGGTCAAGGAAATTGACATTAATCGTTACTATGAACAAATTAAAAATGCTCGTCAAAAGCAATTAGATGAGGTTGCACTGAAGATCTTCGGAAACTTCGTGTCAAAACTTTAAATTTTATAAATATATTTACTTCTTTAGGAGTTATAACCAATGAGTAAGACATTATCAGAATCTGCTGCTGAAATCCTCAAAGCATCACTTGCATCTGCAAGCAAGGAACCAGCGCAAAAATTGCCAGGCGAGGAAGAAGATCTCGGTGGCGCAACAGAAACAGATCCAGCTGGCGGCGAAGTCGGTAAGAAGGCTGCTGCTGGTGTAAGTCAAGCCGCTCAACCAGCCGCAAAGGGCGACGCAAAGTCAGCCAAAACTCCTGCGATGGAAGAAGTCGTTGCTGAATCAAAGGGCGAAAAAGAAGACGAAGAAGATGATGAAGAAGATGACGCTGAAGAAATGGATGAAGAAGCCATTGCCGAAGCCAAAAAGGCAGTAAGAATGAATATGGTAGCCAAGCATAAAGGCTCAATGGCAGAAGATGTCAATGCCCTATTCAACGGCGAATCATTATCAGAAGACTTCCGCATTAAGGCAACAACAATTTTCGAAGCAGCCGTACAATCTCGCGTTGAGAAGATTGTCGAAGATGTTATGGAAGATAACGATGCTATCCTAGCAGAGGCTGTTGAAGAAATTAAGGCAGAATTCGCAACGCAGATTGACGAGTACCTTAACTATGTCGTTGAGCAGTGGATGGAAGAAAATGCAGTAGCAATTGAATCAGGACTACGCTCAGAGTTAACTGAAGAGTTTATCAATGGTCTAAAGAATCTGTTCGCAGAGCACTACATTGATATTCCTGAAGAAAAACTTCAAGTAGCCGAAGAACTTGCTGCCATGGTTGTTGAGATGGAAGAATCAGTTGCCGCTTATCAAGCAGCAGTTGTAAATCTATCAGAAGAACTAAATGCTGCTAAGAAACACGAAGCAATTCGCAAGATTTGTGAAGGTCTAACCGAAGTACAAATCGGCAAAATGAAATCGCTCGCAGAGGGCGTGGAGTTCACCACAGAGGGTGAGTTTAATAATAAGCTCGCAGTAATTCGCGAGAACTACTTCCCAGCCAACAAAGTGACAAGTGAGGTTACGGCTGTACAGGAAACGACGGTTTCTGATGAAACACCAGAAGTAGAAACATCTACAGTTATGAATCGTTATGTTAAGGCAATTTCCAAGTCACTCCCAAAGTGACATTTTTAACTTGAACGGAGAAATCTAACATGTATCTAAATGAAACACATGCAAAGAAGTGGGCTCCTGTTCTTGATCACCCAGAACTCCCAAAGATCAGCGATCCATATAAGCGCGCTGTTACTGCCCTAGTTCTAGAGAACCAAGAAAGAGCAATCAACGAAGAAGCCCAGAATATGAGCCGCTTGTTCGAAGCAACACCAATCAATGTTGCTCCAACATCACCATCTTCAGGCAACATCCAGGGCTTCGACCCAATCCTAATCGGATTAGTTCGTCGCGCACTTCCAAACCTAATGGCATATGACATCTGCGGCGTGCAGCCAATGACAGGTCCAACAGGACTTATTTTTGCAATGCGCACCAAGTATGACAATCCATCAACAGGCGCAGAAGCATTCTACAACGAAGCCAACACAGTATTCGCAGGAACAATCGGCGACATCGCAAATGTTCGTTCCGACCTATCATTGAACGTCGCTTCAATGACAACTGCTAACACAGGTGTAGGCGATTCAACTGCAAACTTCGAAACAAAGAACATGGCAAATATGGCGT